ACTGGCTGCGCTTTCCAAGCGTTTGTCAGAAGACCCGGCTACTCGCAAAGACTTTTTGCGGCTAACCAAAAAGGTTCACCCTGATCTGCCTGTTCCTGAGATTGAAATGGAAGACGCAGTTGATCGTCGCGTTAAGGCCGCTGAAGACCAGGTTGCAAAGTTACAAGCGCAACTCAAGCAGCGGGAAGTACGCGAGGAACTCTTAAAGCGACGCAATTCGCTTAAAGAGAAAGGCTACGTCCAGTCCGATGACGAAATCTTGGAAATTGAAAAATTGATGACCGAGAAAGGCATTGCAAGCCATGAGACGGCTGCCGACTATTGGCAGAAGTCACGTGAGACTGCGGTTCCCACGGCTAATAATGGTTTCCCGCAGCCCGTAATGTCTCGGTTTGACATTAAGGGTTATATGAAAAACCCAGTTGGTGCAGCGCGTGAAAACGCTGCGGCGGCTCTTGCAGAACTTCGCAAGAATCCCAAGCCGATTGGCCTGTAGTTTGGTATGGGGCTTATTTTGAAACTTCGGAGGTAAATCATGCCTATTGGTGGCGGCATCCTTCCGGCTTCGGGTACAAGTCAATTCAACGAGTTAACCTATGTTACTCGGCGCGCATTTATCCCGAAGTTGGTCGTACAAATCTACAACTCGACTCCCCTTATGGCGGCGCTGATTGCTAACAGCCAAACCGCTTCTGGCGGTGTGTCTTCAGTATCAGTTCCCGTCCAGGGTTCCCAGTTTGTAAACGCTCAGTGGTCTGACTACTCGGGTTCGTTTGCACAACCTTCTGTTCAGCAGGGTGCATACCAGGCTGAATTTAACCTCAAGTTGCTTGTTTCCCCCGTCCCGTTCCTCGGAATGGAAGGTGCAGTGCAGCAAGACTACGCGATCATCCCCCTCATTGAGGCTCGCATGAACGATGCGACCAACGTGATGATGGATTCGATGGCAACTGCTTTGTATACCAATACCAGCAATCAGCAGCAGTTTATTGGACTGCCTGCAGCGATTGACGATGGTACGGGTACTGCAACCTACGGAAACATCAACCGTACTACTGAAACTTGGTGGAAATCCAAGCAGTACGCTGCTGGCTCTGTGAACCCCACCCGTCAGAACGTCCTTCAGTACATCTCCGGCACCGTGAAGAACGGCGCTGAAGTGCCTACTTTTGGCGTCTGCGGATTTGGTACATGGACCCTTCTGGCCCAAGACTATGTGGGTCAAGAGAACTACATGATTACCCCAGGATCGGGTTTTGACGGTGATGCCAATGGCCCCCAGGCTGCTTTCCGCGCCCTGATGGTTGCTGGTGTGCCCATCTATCCAGACCCCTACTGTCCAGAAGGTACTCTGTACTTTTTGAACAGCAACTACATGTCGCTCTACATCCATGAACAAGCATCGTTTGCGTTCACTGGGTTTGAGTCCACCCTGCCGAACTTCCAAATTGGTTATGTTGGTGCCGTGCTGATGATTGCTGAACTCGTCAACACCAAGCCAAAAGCCATGACGAAAATTACCGGCTACAACTCACTTAGCCTGTAAGGAGGAATCATGTCATTAGCAACTAACAAAATCCTTCTCGCTGACGCTAACGCAAACACCGCTGGTGCGTATTTTCAGGCCGAGACTATTGCTGTTGCCAACGCCTCTTCTACCGTGTTGGACGCCGGTGCATATTATGTGTACCCAACCTCTAACGTGGTAATTCAGGTGAACAACTCTTCGGCTGGCAATGCGTTTGCTAACGTGTACGCTGCTAACGCTGGCGGGTTGGTTATTTCTGACGGTACTAACGTGCGCCTTAATAACTTCGGTGGCGCAGGCAACATTAACGTCTCCGTGGTGGCTGTGAACGGCGGCGAGGCTGCTGGCGAAACCTACGCATAAGGAGAAATCATGGACGCTAACAGTGTAGGTACCCAGTTACCCAATAGGTTTGGACAAATCCTGTTGGGGCAATTGATTAGCGCCAACATGAACTCCACTGCGGATCAGCAGATCGTTATTTTCTCTGCGCCTGCCAAGTACATCATTCGTCGAATTGTGGCTACAAATGCCTCTATCAGCCTGAGTACGGCTGCTGGGGGCATTTACTCACAAGTCAGCAAAGGTGGAACGGCGATTGTCGCAGCAGGACAGGCATACAGTGGTTTGACTGCATCGGGCAAGTTTATCGACTTGACCATTGCATCTGGCTACACCTCTGGCGGTGATGTTCTTACTGCCAAAAGTATTTTCCTGTCTTTAACGACGCCCCAAGGTGCAGCGGCTACCGCTGATGTTTATGTTTTTGGTGACATTGTGACGCTATGACAAATGTTTTTGTACGCAACAACGGTGACAATCCTTTGGTAGACGCTTTTGATGGCGTCACTTATGACTTTGCCTGTGGCAAGGAAGTGGAAGTACCCGAGATTGCTGCAAAGCATATATTTGGTTATGGCGATGACAATAAAGAGCCGTATCTTGTAAGGCTTGGCTGGATGAAGATAAATACAGACTACCCTCTAGCAATGGAGCGTCTGGCGACGTTTTCATTCAGTCGTGAGTCTTACAAACCCGTCCACGTGTCAGCCCCCGTGGTGGAGCGAGTAGCCGCACCCATGCCTAAAGCGCGGGTTGCGGCGAAAGTGCCATCCTCAAAAGATGATTAAGAATGGCAACAACTCTATCGGGTTACATTACAGAAACCCGTCGATTGCTGCATGACGTTAACGCAAATTTCTGGACCGATCAGGAGTTAACGGACTACATCAACGACGGACGAAACACCCTAGTGCGAGACAGTGGGTGTAATCGCGTCCTTCAGTCTTACACTGCTCCATACAATGTTGAGACAATTGACTTTTCGGCTTTACCGGAAGATGTAAAAACAATTGATATTCTTAACATCAACCTGTATTGGGGAAACTCTCGGGTTCCCCTTATGTATTTTCCTTGGACAAACTTTAACGCTCAGTTAAGGTACTGGCAAAACTACACTGGGCGACCAGCGGCGTTTTCCATGTATGGTCCTAAAAAAATATTTATTGGCCCCAAACCGGATCAAGCCTATGTAATGGAACTTGACACAGTTGTTGAAGTTGACCCAATGGTCAATGGCGCAGACGTAGAGACTTTGCCCACCCCTTTTACTGAGGCAGTGCCGTTCTATGCGGCTTACATTGCCAAGTACCAAGAGCAGTCCTATGGCGAGGCTGAAATATTCAAGCAAGAATATACCAAGCATGTCATGGAAGCCCTCAATGGAACCTTTACTCGCAGGCTACCAACACCTTACATATCGGGGTACTAAATGGCTGCCGTTGAGCAAAAGAAACAGTACGCCGTTGTCAAGGACTTCAAAGGTGTAAACACCAAGAATAGCCGCACGGTTATTGAAAACGGTGAGTTTGCTTGGCTTGAGAACGCGCAGCCCATAGGTTTTGGCAACCTACGCATCGTAGAGGGCAATGAGTTGGTCAATGCCAACGCCTTTACTGCCAATGTGACCTACATGGGGTCGGTCAACATCCAGAACAATGAGTACGTCTTGGGCTTTCAGGACGATGGTTCGGCCCAGTACGTCAACATCACAACTGGCGGATTAGGCAACATAGCCAATGCAGGCACCTTCTCCAACACTGGCGTAGCAATTACCCAATGGAAGAATGAACGTGCCCTGATTATTGACCCCAACAACGGGTACAAGACCTGGGATGGCGTAAATCTTCTTGACATTGGCTCGGTCAATAGTGTCACCATTGTCAATAGCGGTAGCGGATACACGGCAGCCAATACGACGGTTTCTTTTGGCGCTCCAAACCAGGCCAACGGGGTGCAGGCTACCGGTGAGGTGGTCATCGTCGCCAATGCTGTCTCCGAGATTATTGTGACGGAGGCTGGCACCGGATACACCAGCGCGCCCACCGTGACAATTACGGGTGGTGGCAGCAACGCTAACGCCACCTGCACGATCCTAGACCAAAATGGCACCGACATAGCCACCTTCTCTGGGCGCACTTGGATTGCCTCAGACCGTACTGTGTTTTACACAGCGGCAGATACCTACAATGACTTTATCAACGTCTCTGCCGGGTTTCTGACTATCTCAGATTCGACCCTAAGAACGAACATAACCCGCATCCTGTCAGCCAATAACTTCTTGTATGTGTTTGGTGAAGACTCTATTAACGTGTTTTCAGATGTGCGTATTGACTCCAATACCGGGGTGACGCTCTTTACCAACACCAACGTCTCAGCCTCGGTGGGTTCTAACCTAAGAAACGCCATCTTCCCGTACTTCCGGTCCATTCTGTTTATGAACGAGTACGGGGTCTACGCCCTGGTGGGCGCTACGACAACTAAGATCAGTGACCCCTTGGATGGGGTTTTTCCGTTGATTGATTTTACAGAGCCTATCTCTGGGGGCCAGTGCCTCATTAACAACATCTTGTGCGCTGTGTACAACTTCAAGTACAACGATGCGGGAACGATGCACTGGATTCAGGCTGCTTTTTTTGAGCGCAAGTGGTTTTTTACCGATCAACTGACGGATGCCTACTTTGTGGTGCCTGCGGTCAAGAGTGGCTTTTTGAACCTTTATGGCAGCACTGGAAACGACCTGTATCAGTTCTATGAGGACGCCGACAACCCGGTAAACGTCGAGGTTGTCACGGCCCTGTTACCTATGGGTGATCCAATCCGAGACAAGCAGGCGCTGAAGATTGGTATTGAGGCTACTTTGGGAAC